AGACCGAGCGGACTCCCCTCTTCACCCACGCCCAAAACGCCTAAGGAAAGGGGTAAGCAAAATGGCAACAACAGGGCGAAAGCCGAAGCCAACCGCAATTAAAGAATTAAGTGGTCGGGATCATCATAAAAAACAGCCGAAAGCGATTGTCCTGGACATAGACAGAAATAATCCCGGCGAATATATGTACATCCCTGACGGAGAGACACTATGGAATAATCTCAGCTCGGCGGGAGTTGTGAAGGTGAGCGACAGGCTCGCCTTTATGCGTTATATAGACCTGCTTCACGTTTACCGCATCGCTTATGAGGATGTCGCAGAAAGAGGGCTGACGCTTTATAAGGGAACTACTAACGAGTGCTATAACCCATCATGGCGAATTATGCGTGATGCACAGGCTGAACTGCTTCGCTTAGAGTCTGAGTTTGGATTAACACCATCTTCCAAGAGGCGGGTGCTACAGCCTCTCGACAGTAAGCAAGAGGATGGTGATGATTATGGCTCGATGCGCTATGAGCAGAGAAAAGAGCGAGAAGCCAAGAGAGAATAGCCGTGAATGGGCTGAGAAATATATACAGGACATACATTACGGGCGCATCCCTGCCTGCAAGTGGGTACAGAAAGCAATCGACCGTCACATAAAAGACCTTAAAGGACTTAAGGGTTACTACTTTGACCCTGATGCTGGCGAGATCGTGCTTAAATCCTTCACTCAATACAAGCATTACAAAGGCAAATGGGCAGGCAAAAACTTCATCATGCTCCCGTGGCAACAGGCAATAACTTATATCATCTTCGGATGGAAGAAGAAAAAGACAGGTTTTAGGCGATTCCGAACTGCTTACATCGAGGTTGCAAGGAAAAACGGCAAGTCAGAATGGGCAGCGGGCACAGGATTATACATGCTTGACATGGATGGTGAAGCTGCTGCGGAAGTCTACTCAGCGGCGACCATGCGGGGACAGGCTAAGATCGTCCACACGGCGGCGAAACAGATGGTCAAATCCTCGCCAAATCTCAAAAAATACATCAAGACTTACAAAGACAGCCTTGCGGTTGAGGACACAGTAAGCATATTTGAGCCGCTGAGCGCAGATTACAACAGCCTTGACGGGCTTAATGTGTCGTGCGCCATCATTGACGAACTTCATGCTCACAGGACACGAGACCTCTATGATGTCCTCGACACAGCAACAGGAGCAAGGGAACAGCCGTTAATAGTAGCCATCACAACGGCTGGAGTCGCACGTGAATCAATCTGCCGTGAGATGCACGACTATATCGAGAACATTTTGAACGGCATTGTCCAAGATGAGACGGTATTCGGCATCATCTATACGCTCGATGACGAGGATGATTGGACAGACGAAGATGTGTGGATTAAAGCTAACCCTTCGCTCGGCGAAACAATCGACATTGAGGAATTGAGGGAACGCTGTAACAAGGCTAAAAACAGCTCCGCATCGAAGAACGCATTTTTAAGACTCCGTATGAACGTCTGGACATCCTCATCAGAAGGATGGATAGACTTAGAGACATGGCAATCCTCGGCGGGCAAAGTAGATGAGAAAGCCTTAAAGGGCAGAAAGTGTTATCTCGGAGCTGACCTCTCATCTGTCAACGACATCTCGGCGATATGCGCCGTGTTCCCTGGCGATGACGGTACAGTCAAGGCAATTTGGAAATATTATCTTCCAGAGGATGACATAGATGAGCGGGCAAGGCGTGACAGAGTGCCTTATGAGGAATGGGCTAAAGAGGGGTACATAACTTTAACTCCAGGCAACGTTATTGATTATGACTACATCGAAGAAGACATATGTCAGATGGCAAAGGAATACAAGGTTATCGAACTCGCCACAGACCCTTATAACGCAACACAACTTACAAACCATCTAATTGCCGAGAAAATCCCTTGCGTTGATATGCGCCAGGGATTTTTGTCTTTGTCTCCGCCGACTAAAGCTATTCAAAGGGCTATATGTGCGGGTGAATTCCATCATGGGGATAACCCTGTCACAACGTGGATGCTCACTAACTGCGAGGTTGTAACAGACCCGGCGGGCAACGTGAAGTTGGACAAAGCGGCAAAAGTCAAACGGCGCAAGATTGACGGCTTAATTGCCGCCATTATGGCGTACTCCCGGTACATAGGACAAGAGGGAGAGACAGAATCACCCTACACCCAGCATGGCATCATAACTCTTTAAAACGAAAGAGGTGAGAATTTGAAGATAAAAATACCACTAATCAACAAGGCTTTTGAAATGCGCTTCTTAGTCTCACAAGACCCTAACCAGTCATGGGCATCAATGTTCGGACCCACCGTCTCATCGGGCGAAACGGTCAATGAGTCCACAGCGATGCGGTTGGCGGCTGTTTACAGTTGTATCAGGGTATTGAGCGAATCAGTCGCTCAGATGCCGCTGAAGGTATTTAAGAGGCTGCCTAGTGGCGGCAAACAGGAGGTTGCCGACCACCCAATATACCCGCTGTTGCACCTCCGTCCTGATGAAGAAATATCTGCGTTCAGCTGGAAAGAGTCAACAATGGCTCATTTGTGTTCATGGGGCAACGCTTACAGCTTCATTGACTTTGACGGGTCAGGCAGACCACGGAGCATTAAGTTGTTGGGTCCCGATAAGGTCACACCGAAAAGGTTAGTTACGAATAACAAACTCGTCTACGAGGTCACAGACGATAAAGGAATAACAAAACGCTATCTCAAGGAGCAGATACTTCACATTCCCGGACTCTCGTATGACGGCGTAATAGGTTACTCACCTATTCGCATGGCGGCTGAAACGATTGGCACTGGCATATCAGCATCCAAACACTGTGGCGCAGTATTCGGCAACGGAGCAAGACCTGGCGGCGTTCTCAGTTATGACGGCGCTCTGAACGATGAGCAGATTCAGCGGCTCAAAACATCGTGGAAGGAAGCATTTAGCGGCGCAAACGTGGGCAGCACAGCCGTTCTTGAAGGTGGCTCTAAGTACACACCAATAACAATAAGCCCAGCGGATGCTCAACTCTTAGAAACAATGAAATTTAACCGTTCCGAGATTGCAGGAATATACCGCGTACCCGCTCACCTTATCAACGATTTGGAAAAAGCGACATTCAGCAACATCGACCAGTTGAGCCTTGAATTCGTCATGTTCACGCTGACACCTTGGCTTTCTCGCATTGAGCAGGCTATGAACTGGCGGCTATTTCTTCCGCATGAGCGTGGGGAATATTTTGTGGAGTTTGTCACGGATGGACTTCTCAGAGGCGATGTTAAAAGCCGTTATGAGGCTTATCGGACGGCAATCAACTCAGGAATCAAATCTATCAATGAGGTGCGGTCACTTGAAAACTTGCCGCCCATTGAAAACGGCGACCATCATCTGGTTCAAGGGGCAATGATTACCCTCGATAACGCCGTTATAGGAATAAAACAGAATGGAGGAGGTGAGACTCAAGAATGATTAAAAAAGAGGTGCGTTTTATACCGCAGGAGATGCGGGTCAAAGCAGACGAAGGCGAAAGAAAGAAGATAGTCGGTTACGCTGCAAAGTTTAACTCACTCTCGGAAGAGATGTGGGGCTTTCGTGAACAGATTGCGCCCGGCGCATTTACGGAAGCACTCAAGAAATCCGATGTCAGGGCATTGTTTAATCACGATCCGAATTACATCTTAGGTCGGCAATCAGCCGGGACAGTCTCTCTGACGGAGGACGATGTAGGACTTCACTACGAAATAGACCCGCCCGACACACAGTGGGCGAGGGACATAGTTTCAAGCATAGAGCGAGGGGACATTGCAGAAAGTTCCTTCGCTTTTTCTATGGCCGGAGGTGTTGAGGAATGGGACGACTCGGCACAGCCTGCAATCCGCACCATAAAAAGCGTAGGCAATCTCTACGATGTCTCACCTGTCACTTACCCCGCTTATCCCGAAGCAACTACCGGAGTCAGGAGCGGTAAAGAAATCTACGAGGAGCATCAGAACGAGCGCGCAACGGAAGGTCAGGAAGAAGAAGCTCCTGACTATGGACTTATGAAGGCAAGGCTCGACCTTGCTGAAATTGACTAACAGGAGGAATTTAAAATATGGACAAGATCAACGAAATGAAGGCAAGAAAAGCACAAATAGTCATGGAATCAAGGGCATTACTTGACAGGGTAGAAGCCGAAAAAAGGGAATTCAGCGCAGAGGAGCGGACATCTTACGACAAGATGTTCGCCGATATTGGGGCAATAAACACAAAAATCAAAGATGAGGAACGCCTTCTCCTCGCTGAAGCCGAAATAAGGGGCTTTGAAAAGGCAGAACCGCAGAAAGTAGCTGAAAAAACTCCTGAGGAACGCAAGGCAGTCGCTTTCAGAAATTACCTCATTAACGGCAACAGCGCAGAGTACCGTGCGCTTGCTAACGATGCAGACGCAACAGGTGGCTATCTCCACGCATCAGAGCAGTTTGTCGCACGGCTCATAAAAGGACTCGACAATGCTGTGTTTGTCCGCAACTACGCCAATGTTATGGCTGTTACTTCCGCCGACTCCCTTGGTGTGCCGAGCCTTGACACTGACCTTACAGACCCGACATGGACAACCGAAATTGCCGCACCGTCAGAAGACACGACAATGGCGTT